AAGCGTTCTCCACCGTCTCCGCAGCCGACGTGACACCCTCAAACACTTCCGCGATGATCGCCTCAATCAACGCCACCACGAACGGTTTCCCCGAAGACAACCCGGCGAACAACGCCCCCAACAAACCCGCGTCACCCCACGGAGTTGCGGTGGTGGAAGTGATCGACTCCTCCCACTCTTCCTCCGTGGTCGCCGCGTAATCAGCGAAGCCACCAGTGCCGCTGTAGGCGTCGTCCGGTGTCGTACCAACCGGATACGTCACTGCTCATCCTCCGACAGCATCTTCCGCTGCTCCGGAGACATCCGACGCCACAACTCCTTCATCAACTCCGCCTGCTGCTGACTGATCAAAGAGTCCACCGCCTTCTCCGCAGGCCGGCGCGGATCACGATCCGGCGCATCAACATCCACCCACGAACCAGGAGAGGTCAACCAATTCGGGTCAGTCGACAGCGGCTTCTGATACTTAATCACCGGATCTTCTACCGGACGGACACCGCAGTCCCACAACCGTTTCGACACGAACTGCAAATAGTCCACCGGCAAAACCAGCTGCGCCCCCTTCATGTAGGGCATCGCCACCAACATCCACAGAAAAGCTTGATACGGGTTGTTGGGGTCGCAGTTCTCCCTAGTGGGAAAATCGTGGGGGAACTTCTTGAAATCTTTCGGGATGGGCGTGTCAGGCATTCGCTACCAAACTCCTAAATTGTGCATTCCGGCGATCAGCCGTTCGATGCGGCCCAGAGCCCGCTGCGCGGGGTCTTGCCAGATTCGTTCGTCGCCGATATTCACTGTCCATTCGGCTGGTTCGTCCGGACCCCACGCCAAGTCCAGTCGGCGGCACCGATCCATGTGGATTCGGCTGTCGCCCTTCAAAACCAGCCCTACACGGTCATCAAGGAAGAAATGCCCTACGCCGTTGTCTCCGACCATGTACGGTTGCCCGTCAGCGACGGACACTTTCCACGACACCACCGTTTTCGTGGCCCACATCCCCGCACGCAGAACGATCAGGGACGAGATGGTGTACGCCTTGCCGGCGCCGTCTTGGAAGTAGGAGAACAGTCTGTCCCAACCGGTGTTGATGGAACGCTGGTTGGAGGTGTAGTTCTGCCAAGCCAGGATCGTGTCTTCATAGAGTGGTGCGACGAGGGTGTCTATGGTACCGCCGAGTGAACCGAGCTGAATCAAATTTCCGAGTATGTCCCCGACGGCCTGGATGGTCGCCGAAATCGCTTCGTTCGCTTTTTAGGATGCCGGTGTGGCCTGCGCCCCCCGGGGGTTACCCGGAGGGCGCAGACCACGCCAGGCATCGAATGTCCGCCCACTTCGATCTGAACGCCCTTAGACGGTGAGTAAATCCACGACGACGTTTGAATCGGCGACGTATCACCCTCATAGAAGATGACATACGGTTTCGTCGGGTCTGTGAACCTTTTCCCGATAGTGAAATAGTCGACCGGGGTGTCCGCGTCGGAAACAGCTTCCTGCGTGGAATCCAGAAAATCGTCGGCGAATTCGATAGCGGTGCGAGCCAACCCATCGAAAATTGAGCCGCCATAGGAGGTGCCGATCATCACCCCGGACTTGTCGACGAAGTCGATGACAAGGGTTCCGTAGCGCAGGTTCGCGCCCTCCCACGGCAGATCGTCGCCGGGAAGGTAGCGGGTACACGTGACGCTGATCTCGGAATCTTCCAGCATATAGTGCGCCATGTCGTGATAGTTGTCCCAGCGGGACGACGCCACCGACCACACCACCCCGGATGCCATCGCGTCTAGGAAGCTTTCGGGTTTGACCACGATGTGCCAGTCGGACATGTCCAACCCCATCGTGACCCAGTTCTCCAAATCCATTGGGTCATCAGGCCATGTCAGGAACGGGTTATGTTCCCGCCAAATCTGCATGAACAGGGTGAGCCGCAACACCCATGTGACAGGGCCGGCGAGGAGCCACGCCCTGGGTATTTGCAGGGCCGCTGGAAGCAGCGGATTTGACCAAACGGAATACCATTTCACTACAAGTGCTCGTAATCGTGGACAAAGTCCACTACGAGCACCAGATCACCGTCCTCTCTTTGTTCGACGGCGAACTTATCCAAGATGCCCGACCAGCGGGCCCCGCAATAGTCGATGCTGATTCCGACCGTTCTGCCTTCACCCCGGTCCAGTCGGCCCTGATAGTCGTAAATCCACTGCGCTGCCGGCGAATCGAACGGGAACTCGATCTGCCCCGGCCCGGTGTCGTTACTGACCCACGACACCTGCGCTGAATACTCAGACCCGAGTAGGTGTTGCAAATTCCATTCGGCGTCCCACAGTTTCCCGACTGGCTGTTCCCGCCGGATTTTCTCCTCGGCAAGTTTCTGCTCCCGCGTGGCCGCCCACACTTCCTGCGGTGTCGCGGTCATGAACCAGCCCACCCATAGGCACGAATCCACACCTGGCCGTCACCACCGTCACCGGCCCGCCCTACCAACGGCCAGCCGCCCGCACCGCCACCACCGGGATGGTTCCCCGGATTGCCCGGAGTGTATTCAGGTCCGCAACCGGGATACGTTTTCCCGTTGAACACCAAATCGTCCACACCTTCACCGAACACAGTTGGCAGGAGTTTCCCGCCGACTCCGCCAGCCGATTCCACCGTCGCCATGCCTGAGCCGACAGCGGTGGACGCCTGACCGTCTTCGCCATCAATGCCGCCGAACAGGTCGCCGATAACGAACGCTTCCACACCGCGCCCGCCACGCCCACCGGCACCGACAACGCCGGCGATGTAGTAGGTGTCCCACGGGATGTCCACGCCTCGGACAAGGGTGCGGTACGACCAGTCTGCTGCCGCGCCACCAGAGCCGGTGACAGCGATCCCGCCGCCCTCACCGCCGCCGCCGCCGCCGACACACACAATGTCGACCCGTTCAGCCCACGTCGGAATCTTGTAACTGTAGGAGCCGGGGACGGAGAACCGTTGCGTGAAGTCCTTCGGGGAACCGGTGTTCAACACGGTGACGGCTTCCAACCCGTACGGCCTCGACCATCGGCGGGGCATCACCAGTTGGCAGGTCGCCCCACCGGTAGCGCCCTTATAGGACACTGGCAGCTCGAACTCCGGGGTGTAAGGCGGGATGGGGAAAGTGAACACTTTCGCCGCACCCATCTGCCCCAAAATGTTGGTGTTGTTCAAATCCCGGTACATCAACTCCTGGCGGTCCAGGTCAATCACCGCTCCGCCGTTCGCTTCAGTGACGGTGATGTCGTTGATGTAGCGGGAACCCTGAGCCCCACCCGGGACACGTTCACCCGGATCTCCCACCCACTCAAAATCAGGTAGCGTCCAAATGGCCGAACCGGACGTATGCGCCGGGGTCAGAATCCATTTGTGCCACATCACGTTGTCGGTGGGATTCGACACCGTCACTGTTCCCGACGCCGACGTGGCCGTGGACGTGAACTCCGACACAATGTCATCCTCATACCAGTGCGGCTGTCCGGCACGAAGCTTCATGATCAGGTTCCCGAACTGCTGACGCAACGGATCAACATCGGCAGCGAAATCGGGCTGCTCATACATCAGCACATCAATTTTGCGTGTCCCCGACATTTCCGTAACCACCTCAATGGTGGTGTTTTTCGGACTCGTAGACCACTGATCAGCCTCGTAGAAGAAAATCTGCCTGAACAGGCTCTCGTTCCACTCAAAGGTGTTCGCCACCGCATCCACATCGGTGTTCACGATGTGGAAACCCAACTCCATGTCACGGTGGAGATGCTTAATGGCCCGCTGGGTCGCACCAGTCTGGAACGCCCCCGTTTTCCACGTCGACTTGATGGGTGCGTCGTAAATTCCCTCAACCTGCCCTTTAGCGAGCCACACACCTTCCGCGCCGGCCTGGTCACCATGAACATGGAAGACGGTGTCGCCGCGGCGGACACGGATAGCGATGATTCCCGGATCAGCCATCTTTAGGGGCCTGGCCTTCCCGTGTATTGCATCTGCTGCAACCTGCCTCGTTTCGTCAACTCGCGGCCAACACCCTCCGCGTCGGATGTGTAAATGTTGTCCACCTTGAAGATCGGCTGCGCGTTCGGCGCGGGAGCTTCCGGCGCGGCCAGCTCCGTGGACAGGAAGCTGTTCGCACTGTTCTCAAACATTCCCGGACCCGGAGCCCCACCCATCACCCCGGCCTGGGTGTCAATGCTGCCCACCAGATTGTCGATAGGTCCGGGGTTGCCGCCCATCCCCGTGCCATGCTGCATCGTGTTCGGATCAACCTGCCCCAAAGCCTGCTGGGCGCCACCGGACATCAGTTCACCCAACGCCCCCGTGATGGCCTGCTGCGGCATGAACCCGGTGTAGTCCTGGCTCAACCATCGGGGCTGCCCGAACGGTGTGATCTGTTGCAGAATGGAATCCGCGCCGATTCCAAGCATGTCGAAGCCGTAGGTGACGCCACGTTTCGCCGCGTTCGTACCCATGCCGATAGCGAACTGTGTTGCCGCACCGGCTGCTTGGGAGCCGCCCACCGCACCAGCACCCATCGTCCCGCCGGCCACCGCAGCCGACGCTGCGGTGGCCGCAGCGGACGCCGCCTGATCAATCAGCCCGTTGACGAACTCGCCACCCATATCAATCGCACTTGCAATGGATGACTCGCCGGCCTTCGCGGTAGACCCGGCAGCAGCAGGTATCGCACCCGCAGTTCGCATATCTTCCAACGGGCGGACAGCGCCACCCCGGGCGAAATGCAACGCCTTCCGGAAGCCGTACACCGAGCTTTGCCCGCCCATCGCCTTCACATCTTTAGACGACAGAACATGCTCACCGTTAGACAGCCGCGCCGGAATTGAATCCGATGTGCCCGACCCCGGACCCGACACCTTCCCGCCCTTACCGAACGGGCGGTAATAGTGTTGCGTGAAAGCCGGATCAAACGCACCAGTCCCGCCGACACCACCCCGAGCTGCCGCAGCATTACTGCCCCAGTTGAACGGTGTCCCACCCGGCAGGGTGGCCTGCATGTGGCTGCTGTTGAACCCCACATTGAATGCGCCAGCCTGCGTTCCCGGCATAAAACCGCGGGATGTCAACCACTGCGCCGCGTTACCCGTAGACATGGAACGGCCCGCCGTCGGCATGCCGTCCATCAAATTCACAAGGTCTTCGACAGCACTCGAACAGTCAGCCAGCCCCTGTGTCAGATCAGCTGCCTGGGTTTGCGAATAGGTGCCCGACGGAACCCGCGACAACAACGATGCATCAACGGTCTGCCGGTCCAAATATTGCGATGCTGCACCGGAATTGAAATAGCCGCGCCCCGCAGTCCCCGGAACGAATGAGCTGTCGAAAGAACCGCCACCACCAACCGACAACGGGGGAAGCCCCCGGCGCTGACGGGAAGCGCCCGGAGCGGCGCTCTGGCCACCGAAAATGTTCGGACCTACCGGATCAGGCTGGAAAATCGGGTCGCGTGACGCACCCGGAACCCCCATACCCGGTGCGGTCGCCTGATTCAAAGCGTTCTGGCCGCCCTCAGAACCGGCACCCATCTCGTTGATCGCATTTTCCAACGTCGCCGCACCGATAGCACCACCCGCGACAATCGCCGCTATCGCCGCCAGCGGCCCATACGCCGCCGTCGCCAACGCCGCAGTGGAACCCAACGCCACATTCAACCCCGAGATGGCGGTCGCCACCGCAGCGATACCCGTGATCGACTTCCACGCCACGAACGCCACCACCACCGCCTCAATCGCGGCAGGATGCTCTTTCAGGAAACCAAGTATCTCACCCAACACACTGACCAAGCCCTTAGCGGCATTGACAGCGTTAGTGAAGAACTCCCGGATATCGTCCCGATGGGTGTTAACCCAGTCGCTCATCTTGTTCAAATATTCGGTGATCTTCTGAACGGCATCTTTCATGCCTTCGGTTTCACCCTCGGCGCCACCGAACACCGCAGACAGAAAGTTCGCGCCGAGCCTCGCTATCGACGTTTGCATGTTGTCGATGGAGCCCTGAAGGGTTTCGCCCAGCTTGGTTGCCATGCCGCCGGCATTGTCCTCGATGGACTTTTGCAGCATCTCCAGCGTGAGTTCGCTGTCTTTTTGCATCTGTTCAAACTGTTCGGAAGTTAGATCGAACGACTTCTGAATCCACGACTTCGCCGGGATGCCCGCCTCCATGAGCTGCATCATCTCTTCGCCGGTCAGCTTGCCCTTGGCCTGAATCTGATTGAAAATCAAACCCATCCGGTCAATGCCCACCCCCGCGAACCCCGCCGCGTCAGCGACATCGGTCATAAACCGTTTAATGTCTTTGACTTCGGCGCCAATAGCCTGCGTGGCAACTGCGAATGCCTGATCCAACGCGAACGGTGTCCCGGTCACCGAATCGGTCACCGTTTTCACGATGTCTTTGATCTCTTCGGTGGACTTCCCCAACCCCCTCAGCTTGAACTCCGCCGTGTCCAGTGTGACGAGCCGGTTAAACCCTTTAGTTAACGCCAAACCAGCCCCGGCAACACCCACACCGACAGCGGCAGTCAACCCCGCCGAAAACGCCTTCCCGGCCAGCATCCCCAAATTGTTGAGCGCACCACCAGACAACTGGCCGCGCCAACTCGACACGATCTTGCCGATACCGACACTGCCCGCACCCGACGAGAAACTGTTCGCGAACTCCGCGCCAGCCTGCTTCGCCTTCAACCCGCCGGCAACACCCTTACCGATCACCTGGCCCATACGGGCACCGATCCGGTCCAGCTTAGTGTTCGGGATACCGGCCATGATGTCCTGGCCGGGACGCCACCCATCCTTCATGGCCTTCGACGCCGACTTCGAGATTCGGGAACCGATATCCTTACCCGCGATATCGGCTTGCTTCCCGCCGCCCTTCAAAGCCGACTTGATGCTGTCCTCAAGCTTGGAAGTCTCACCGACGATGGAAACGTAGGCAGTACCCAGTTCAGTTGCCACCGGCCCTACCTTCCATTTTTTGAACCAACTTCCGTCTCTTCTCCGCTAAATCATCGGCAGACTTCGGATCAACCTTCACCCGCGTCCGCGGCTTCTCCTTCGGACGTTTCACCGCCTTCGGCTTATCGCCCCGACCACCGCCCCGCTGCCAATTCCCCCACTGAGTAGCCGTCAACACCGCGGCAATGAAATCAATCTCCGGTGTCCACCACCACGACTTCGGATTCTGAACACGAAACAACGCCGAATCCCCAGACGGAGGAAGATGCGACACAAAGTCCCGCAAATCATTCCAGCTGAAATCCGGGCCGATATCGTCAACCCGGACATGAAGCTTCGTCATCAAGTCATAGTTGACGGCCCCGCCGAACTCCTCTAGGAGCTGGTCGAGGCCACTAATTCCCCCACAGTGATGGTCGAACCCTCTTGGATACGCTCCGCGATCTGCTCCAACTCAAACAGATGCAAACCACCAACCACCGCCAGATGCGACTCCGACACAAACGGTTTCAGCATCGCCAACACCACCTCGATGCCACGATCCTGGGCATCCAAAGGGTTACCGTCATCGTCTTTCATCTCATCAATCGCCGCCAACGCCTTATTCAACGCTTTGAACTCTGGGCGGGTCATGCAATCGAACCTCGGAACGGTGAACGTCACCGGGGTTTTACCCTTAACAGGTTTACCTTCCTCATCGAATGCGTACTCGCCGGAAGCATCCACCGGCAACACGATCTCGATACGGGCAGAACGATGATTAGCACCAATGATGGGTTTCATGTGGGGACGGGCCTTTCTCATGTTAACTGTGGGACAAACCTTTTCGTTGTAACCCCGGTTGGGTGGCAGGCCCGTCCCAAGACACCACCCAACCGGGGAGCCTCGTTACGAACCTGCCGCAGAACCAACATCGGAGATGTACTCCATGACCGCTTCGCTGCCATCAGCAGGCTTGTAGCAGTCAATGGTGATGGTGTACTTCAGCAGATCGGAGTTCACATAGTTCACGTCGGCCAAATCCACGACCATGCCCTCGGCGATGCACAGCCGGCGAACCTTAGAACCGTCCACCGTGTGAACCACGAACGCCGAGCGGGGGCGCATCGCAGACGAATGCTCGATGGCGATGGTGCGGTTACCGCCACCATCAACACCCAAAGTGACATTCGGGCCGAACACGGTCTCCAACACGTCCGGGTCGGACTCCAGCAGCGACAGCTGAAGGCTTTCGCTATAAGTTCCCTGCGTGGTTTTCACCAGATCAGAACCGAAAGCGTAGTGCTTCTGGATGTCCCGCTCCACAGTAAGAGTGATGCCCTCCTCACCCAACCATCCGTGATCCATGAACAGTCCGTTCAGCGGAGACATCGCATCAGTCGGAAGTGGAGTGCCCAACGGAGCCCGGAAGAAAACACCACCGGAATCCGGGCGGGTCGGAGCCCACACCAAAGTCGAATCAGTCATTACAGTTGCCCCTTCCAGGCGTCCGGGACGGGCCTGAATGGGTGATGTGTATGAAATTGTGTATGAGGTTGTTCTTCAGTTATGAACCCAGATAAGGGGCATACGTTGTCGTCGACAAAGACAAGTTCCCCTGAAACTGCCAACGCTCCATATCGAGGATGTCCGGGTGCGGAAAATCAACCGGCCCTTGCTCACCGGACCAATCACGCACCCACACATCGTCAACATTCGTGGAAATAGCGTTCCTGAACGCCGTCCGCGCAGTCGCAGACATCGCCTCCACCGTCTCCACATCAGGGCCGAAACACTCAACCAACAGCCGAGCCACATCCGTGACCGGATTATCCTGCTGACCGCCAACCCGCGTAACCCGAACAAAACGGATCGGACGCTGCTTCGGCATCCTCGCCGACACCAACGCATACACGCCGAACGCTTCCGCCAAAATCGTGATAGCAGTTTTCACCGCCGGCTTCGGCGGCAGGTAAATCGTCACCCCAACGCCCTGACCAACGTGTTATGCACTGCGTTATGGCGATTAGCGTGCGGACCCACCGCAACAACACCTGTGCGCCAACGACCGTAAGGCTTACGGGCACCAGCATAGGAAAACACCTGATAGCCGCGATCCGAACGACCAGACGGCTTGAACGTGCTGTTGGCCGTATCTGCGACGGTACGGGCGACAGCTTCAAGCATCTGCTGCGTTTCCCTCCGGTATCGGACATCCCGAAACCCAGCATTGTTCTTTTTGAAGGTGATGTTGTTCATTCGCCGGCCTCGCTGACCATCCCGATAGAACGAACACCAGGCCGGAACAGGTCAAGCACCAGCTTCTGCGACTTCGTCAGCCAGGGACCGGATGTGGTAGCCGACTCGACCCCTTCAGTGACCTGCGCGTACTCCCTCGATGTGGAATACCCGGAAGCGTCGTAGTTGGCGACGGTGACAGACGGTTTATCGAAAACCGCCTGCACCATCTCCGCCACAACCCTAGCCACCGGCCCCGGCACCGGGTCGGGCCACCGACCGAGATAGCCGAACACCCTGTCCGAAGCCCGATCCAACAAATTGGCTACGGCTGTGGACTCAGCGGATGTGAGTGACCGCCCGAGAGCGGCCACCACATCATCGCTAGTGGCTAACGCCATTACTACGAACCTGCGTTGATCACCGCGGCCACAGGGACCGGGGCTTCACTGTAGGCGGTCGCACCCGTCGACAGGACATAGCCGTAACGTGCCTTGAACCGCAACGCCACCATGTCCTTCTCAGCCAGGTTGATGTTGTTCACCGTCGCCTGATCGAGGAACTTCACCTGAATGTCCTGACGGACACCCACCCGCACACGCGAGGAATCCACCACCAACGCAGTGGCCAAAGAGTTATCCCAAGTGCCGTTCTGCGAGAAGCTGGTGTTGAACCCGGCGAACGACTCATCCCGGAAGATCGGCAAACCGTTCGAGTCACGCAGGTTCACCACGTCGTAGCGGAACGTCAGGTTCGCGCACAACGTATCCGGCAGGAGACCCTCACCCGACAGAGCCCGAGCCGACTTAGTGACAGCACCGACGATGTCATCGGCGTTCGCCGCACCGGAGGTGATGGTCTGAGTCTGACTTGCACCCGAAGCAGCCGCATACAGCGCAGAACTCGTCCACGACGCCGGCTTGCCGTAACCCCAGAAAATAGCCTGATCGAGCTTCTGCCCGATAGCCTGACCGGCCAGCATCGACACCTGAGTCAGGATGTCGGTGGTGGCGTCATCAATGACGTTCTCGTGGACCGGCACGATGACAGCGATTTCCTCCGCGACCATCGTGACGTTCTTCCACCGAACCTCGCTGGTGGGCTTGGTTCCGGAGGCGTCACCCACATCTTCAGTGACCCACCCGGCCTGAGGCAGGCTGGCGAGCATCGGCATGTTCGTGGTCTTCGTGCCCAGATTGACAGTGGGGAAGGCCTGCAAAGCCTGCGAACCCGCCGCCGCCGCATCGAGGAGAACCTGGCTGTAGGCCTGCTCGATGAGGGTTGAGACATCTGACCGGTTGATATCAACCATGATGTTGTTTACCTCTCTACGTTGCCCGCCGAGTTCGTCCTCTTTGGGTGTTTAGTGTTGACGCAGCGACCGAAGGGCCACCGCTGCTGCCTCTTTGGGGTCCAACCCCTGATCTGAGCCGGTCACACCGGACTTCAAACCCCGGGCAGGCTTACCCGGTTTGTCGCGCTGCTGCGTTTGACGCCATTCCAGAAGTGCATCCGCCGACGCCTCCAACTCCTCCGGAGTGGAGCCAGTCAAAGCCGTTGCCGGAACGCCCTTCTGTGCAGCGATGGACTCACGAACCCGCATCTGACGTTCAGAGGTGAGTTCACTTTCCAGTTGGGCGGCACGCTCCTGAGCCCGCTGCAAATCGCTTTTAGCGGACTCTTGGAACTCATCGAACTTCTCGGCTTTCGCCTTCAGCTCATCGAATCCCGCGTACTGCTTCTTCACTCGGTCGATGCGCTGCCCGATTACTTTGTCCAGCGCATCCTGCGAGGTGATTGGTTGGAAATCGCTGCCATCCAAATCGGTAGTGGCAGAGGTTTCTTCACTCATATTGGGTCACCCTTCCGGGGCAATGACCGCCGTTAACCGCCGGCGTTGGCGTCAAACCCCACACACTGTGGGGAAGCTATTTGGTGGTGCGCCTCATGTAGTTGACGATGTCGTCCAGGTTCCCGCCGACCTCACCGCGAGCGGTGTTGTAGTCGTCCAACCAACCGGCCACATAATCCGGCGGGGTGTAGGTGTTCCCGCCACGCTCCGGAACAGCGATGCAATGGCAGTTGTCGTGCCCCTTCACCGCCAAATCAGCAGCCCGGTACACCGCGCCCCGAGTAGCCAACACCCGGCACCACGGGCAGGCGTTCGCCGACGCATACCGGGCGAACCGAACCCGTTCCCGATCCGCATTCGCCGCCACGGTGTCCCGAGACATCGAGAAAACCTGGCGTTCCGCCGAACCCGTCAACGCTGTGATCGGATCGAGTTGGGTCAACGCCCACCGAACATTCGTTTGCAACAACGCCCGAGCTGGTGGTGGTGCCGCCTCCACCGGAAACTCCGCTTCCGGGTCCAAACTCCTGTACCACTCCGCCGACACTTGACCGGACGCCGCGATGAAAGGATCAACGACCACCGGGTAGGCCTCTTGGACGACCGCAACATCCTGCGTGGACCGCAGCAAATCCGTGGTGCGGGTGATCGCGACCGCTGCGAGCTGCGCAATCAAATCCTGAAAGTTACCAACCTCATCTGGTGACGGCATCAGTCATACCCGGCTCTTCCGGAGGACTCGGCAACGTCCCCTGCTGCGGAACAGCCTGCAACGCCTGAATCAAACCATTGACCTGATTCCGGCGAATACCATCCTTAATCGCCATGATCTTCTGCTGAGTCACCCCAGGAATCATGTCGATCAACTCATCAATCGGAACCCCCGACGCGGCGAGCTTCTGAATACCATCCACCGTCGCCGCAAAGCTGCGCGCTTCAGTGTCACGCCACACCACCTCAGAAGAAGTGTCCGCCGCCGTCACCGTATCGCCCGTGATTTCCCCCGACAACCGGAAACACTGCTCCCACGACTCCCCGAACGTGTCCCGCTTCGACTCCGTCTTCCGCTGCTCATTCGCCTCCGCAGCCGCCAACGCATCCGCAGACACATGCGACAACTTCGGATTCAACTTCGCCGGCGAAACCTGCGCCACAGTTGCGACGAACTCCAACATTTCCGTGAGCTTCGCATCATATTGACCCAAATCCGCCGACGGGAACGACTGCGTTTTCACATCCGGATCGTCAAACGCCCACACCCTGCGCGCCGACGCCGACAACACCTCAGAAGCCGTCCCCGACCAGCCCGTGATCACCTTCTGCGGAAACGCGCCGAACCTCGACACAATCATCGAATCGAAATTCACCGAGTTCAGGGCCCGCTGCAACACCAACAGCGGCGAAATCTCCCCCACAATCACATCATCGGCGTCCCGGGCGTTAATGAACCGCACCACCGGACAGTTCTGCGCCCCATGCGGAATCGGCTCATCCGCCGACATCGACCCCAACGTGCGCGCAAAATCAATACTGTTCGGATCGAAATTGATAGCCGACGCCGGAACCTCACCCAAATCCAGCGGATACTGATACGTGTCGTCATAAATCATTGCTTTACGGCGCGGCTTCGCATCCGTGTTATCCACCCACATCTCAAAGGCGTACTGCGGCCACTGATCCGTCTGCGGGTCTTCATACACCGCCAACAACTGGCGAGGTGAACGAGGACGCCACAACGCCCCCAACTCGTCATCAGCAGTCACCACCACATACGACGCCCCATACGTCACCGCAGGCCGATACACCTCAACCTGGCGGGCATCCATCCGATTGTCCTGCCACATACTCCACGCCGGCGAATTCTCCTTCGAAACGCATCCCGAACCAACGGCAACACGTTCTTCATCGACAGGTTCGCCAGCTCCTGAATTTCCTTCTCTGAGTTCTCCGGAACCCGCGGAAACCCCCGCAAACCCAACATGTACTCGTAAATGTTGTCCAAAACAGTCCGCTCCGACTGCCTCAACAACCACATATCCGAGACCAGGGCACGAATCTGCTGATCATCCAGCATTTACTGGACCCCTCCTTCGGTGTACTGTGTTGGCATCAGCGGGTTGCCCGTCGTGGACATGACAAATCTGAGATAAACGCTAGGCCGCTCAGGAAACGAAACCACCTGCTGAAGGAGCCCACCAGGGCGCGCCGGGTTTCAATACCACGGTCCCTGGGGGCTCCGTCTTTTATACGAAACATGCTTTACCGCTTCTCAATTTCGGTTTCTCAGCGACCTCGCTGGAAGTCAAACCCCACAACGCCAACGTCGCCGCCGTCACCGCCGTAATATCCGACTCACTGTCCTTACGGGACCAACCAAAACCCGAATCACCAATCTGACGTTTCCGCGCAACCGCCAACGCCGAATTCAAAATC